TAAGTATCGGGTAAAGATCTAAGTAATTAACACACTCAGCACCCTTATAGAGAGATAAGCGCATCATCGATGCACCTCCACCCCCTGGCAGGATCTGAGAGGACACTTGGGGGGTCCTCGAAAGATAAGGGGGTACATATATATTCAGCAACATTATGACTTAGGTTAAGCAATCCTATATAAAGATAGGGGGTACCTAAACTTATAGAGGACAACTATAATGTCGAATAAAAAAGAATTATTAAAACTTCTAAAGGAAAAACAAAAGAGGAACAAGTTAGCTAATTATAAAGAAGACTTCTCCTCATTTGCAGAAGAACAAGTGAAGATCATAACCAAAGATGCTTCAACTGGCTTCGTTCCTTTTAAGTTAAATACCTGTCAGAAGATCATTACAGAAAAACTGAATGAACAATATGAGAAGACAGGAAAGGTTCGGGCAATAGTATTAAAGGCTCGACAACAAGGTATCAGTACGTACTGTGCAGGTAGGGTTTTTTGGAAAACATATTTTACTCCATATAGTAGATCCGTGGTCATGGCTCATGACTCAGCTACGTCTGATGCTCTGTTCGCAATGTCGAAGAATTTAATACTTAATATGCCCAAAGAGTATAGACCAGAAATGTTAAGGTCTAATGCTAAGGAGATTAAGTTTGCACACAATGAAGCACAATACAGATTATACACTGCGGGTTCTCCCGAGGCTGGTAGAGGTACAACTCCAACTATCTTACACGCCTCTGAGGTAGCATTCTGGCAGCATGATGAAAAGATATTAGCAGGACTCTTCCAGGGAATCTCCCAAGCTAAGGGTACTGAAGTTATCCTGGAATCAACCGCTAATGGTGCTCAAGGGGAATTCTACCGACTATGGAAGACTGCTGAGAGAGGAGAGGGTGAATACATCCCAATCTTTCTCCCATGGTTCATTACACCAGAATATACGGCAGAAGCACCTGAGGGTTATGAACTTACAGAAACCGATCAGGAGTATATGGATAGATATGATCTAACTCTAGATCAAATGTATTGGAGATCTTTAAAGATAGCTGAAGGTGGTGAACTAAAGTTCAAACAGGAATATCCTGCAACACCTGAAGAAGCATTCATAGTTTCAGGATCTAACGTCTTCGACTTAGAGAAAGTTAATAAACTTATTCCTCAACCTATATTAAAGAAGAGAAGATTTGATTTTGATTCTAAGATGTGGGATGATCATGGAGAAGGTTCTTTAGAGATATACGATTATCCTAAAATGGATCAAGGATATCTTATAGGAGCTGATGTTGCTTTAGGGGTTGGTCAAGATTATTCAGCAGCAGTTGTATTCGATTCAGACGCTCGCGTCATGGCAACTTATAGAAATAATAGAGTAGATCCATCTAAGTATGGCGATTTATTATTCTATTTAGGTAGATATTATAATAATGCATTACTAGCAGTAGAAAGTAATTCTATGGGGATTGCTACACTACAGCAGTTAGAAAGAATGAGATATGTAAATCTCTATAGACAAACTAAGATAGCTAATATAAATAATGAAGAAGGAGAGAGACTCGGATTTAGAACAACCTTACAATCTAAAGCTACTGTTATAGGTAATTTAAAAAGTTCTATAGAGGACGAAGATATCTGGATACCTAGTGCAACTATTATCCAGGAATTAAAAGATTATATATCCACAGAGACTGGAAGAACTGAAGCAGCTCCTGGATGTACAGATGATTTAGTCATGGCGTTGGCTATAGGTTTAGAAGTATTAAGGACGCATAAGGACAGACTTGATACTAATCGTGTAAGCTGGACACAGCAATGGTCTAGCTTTAAACAAGATGATACGAGGTGGTTTTAATGTCAACTCCAACTACTAATCAAAATATTACAACTGGTTTTAATGAAATCGGTGATAGAATGACCGGTAATTATACTTATTTGAATTTAGGTGATGGCTATTACAATATTCAAAATAGCTCTCAGCATAATACAAGTACGTCTACTCCAGACTTTCCTAATAATTCAGAACCAACTAATATTACAAATTTTTATGCTAATACAAATAATGTAGGTATGGGCGCATACTGGAATCCTGTTACTATACAAGGAACTGAATGGGATTCATCAGAAAACTATGATGATCAAATTGATATTTATTCTAATGGTTTTCAATTAAGAGTAGGTTATGGAACTGGACCCGCTAGTGGTATTCATGCAGAACTTCATAATGTACTGGCCTCAGATTATGGTAGACCATTTATAGCTACTGAAGATTCCCATATTACTACTAAGAAATTTGTAGATAATAATAGTAACAAGTTCTTTGTTTCATCAACTCAACCTGCGTCAATGAAAGTAGGAGATGGTTGGTTTAATCCTTCAACAGGTGAACTTAAAATATATACGGAGTAATACATGGCAGACAGAATTACAAGTCCTAATGGGACTAATCATATAGTTGCAGGGGACTATACAAGCTACTCAGTTGTATCTGCAGGAGATGCAATATCTATACCAGAGTTATCTTCAACTGCTTCAACATATCATTCTTATATATACCAGCCTAGCTCAACAATAATGTTAACTGCTAGTAAGAATCCTTATGCAAGAGATTTAAATGAGTTTAATCCAGGAGCTGGAACAAATTATATTGTAGATTATAGAGATCAATATAGTTTAACAATAACTCCAAATGAAGGTGCTTCCGATAATCAACCTGCAGGTATTTATGCTACTGCTTCAGGAGCTGTAACTGCAGATCTGTATGATTCAAATAAAGCATTTATGGCAACTCATCCTAATCATATAACTACAAAGAAATATGTAGATGATAAACAACACTTTGGTTCTTCAAGAGCTGGAGTAAGTATGTGGGCTGATCATCCTTCTTCAAGAGTACAAGCATCTACCTCTTTATATGCAAGAGATGCTAGAAATTCAGGAGCTACTGGTGATTTAGCTAATGGTCATACTTCAGGATTTAATGAGATCAATGCAGAGAATACTGGAGTTACTATAGAGAATTCCCCTATATCTAATACAGATACAGGTTATGCTTTTGTAGTTGGAAATCCTACATACTATGATGGCATGGTAAGAGGATTATCTGCAGTTGATATTACTCCTGGTGATAATGTTCGCAATACTATGTGGGACTATAGTCCTTTTATGGCTACTGAAGATTATCATGTAGCAACTAAAAAGTATGTAGATGATACTATTAAAGTATCTACTACACAACCTACAGATGAAAGAGGGTTCTGGTTTAATCCTTCTACTGGTGAACTTAAAGTTTGGACGGAGTAACATATGCCTTGGACAACAGTAAATAATATTGCACCTCCAGTACACTCAGGTACTGTAATAGGTAATACAGCAACTATTTCAGTTGGTGATAAGAACGCAGGTGATATATATGATGTAGAACTTACATTTGCACCTGGAACAGTTACAGATAATTTTGCATTTAGGGCTACTGTATTAACGCAAATAGAAGTAGTGCATTTATCTGTAAAAGCATCAGAGAATAAAGCTACTGTCAGATTTAAAACACTTAACGATGGTTTATCTGTTGCACAGTTTAGATTTACATTTGGAGATGCTTTATATGAGACTTCTCCTAATATTCAAATTACAACAATAGATGTATAGGAGAACTATATGGCACAAGCACAAGTAGGCTGGCATGCAGATGGAAGATATATAAATACATTTCCAAGTGTATTAGTTCCTGCATTGGGTAGACTTAGAGTAGGTAGAACAAATGAATATGAGCTAAGAGCTTTTGTTACTAATCAAGATACAAAGACTTGGGAACTATCAATGGATGCTGCAGGAGTAACATATAGATTACTCTCAGATCCTCTTGATACAAGACACCCTATGACTAATGTTAATTTAGCAGCTGGAGAAACTATTGTACTCTATGCAGATGCTACAGTAACTACAAGTCCTTCTGCAGTATTCGGAGTTATCTCTATTAATGCAGAAGCAAATGCATGTGATATATCAAGAGAAGCTGCAAGACGAAGATTAATTATATTAGATATATTTATTGATAGAGTACTTGCAAATACTAATGAAGAATATTCTAATGAGACAAGATTACAGTTAAGAAGTAATGCACAAATCTTAAGGGGTCTTGCTAGAGAATTAAGAAACGATTTTAATATAGAGGAATAGATTATGTTAGCATGGTTAAAATGTTGGATGAAGAAATTATGCCCTTGCTGTTGTAAGTGCAAAAAGTAATTCCATTGTCCTCAATAGGTCTGCCAGCACCTATGGAATAAAAGCTGGCACTTAAATCATGGGCATAGGCCCAGTTAGTTCGGGAGATAGATATGTCCAGATTTATACAACAAGGTTTTAATCCTAAACCTACTAAAGAAGAAAAACCACTACCTAAGTTTGGTGGTAAAGATGGTAATAAAGATTATTCACAATTAGCAGATGCTAAAAAGATTATAACACCTGAAGGAGGAAAGCGATAATGGCTGCAAATATAGGAGGACCTAAGGGTCCACGATATCCTGTATCTGATGGTGGTTATAAAGAGAAAGTTACTGATGAGCAATTAATTAATCTTATTGAAGCAGGTGTACAGAACTCTGTAGGAGATTGGTTAAATAGCTCAGACTTAACTCGTGAAAGATTAAGAAGTACTTATGAATATGCAGGAGTACCTGAATTTCATTTAGCACCTCAAGGTGTAAGTACCATCGTTGATACAAGTACTACAGAAACAGTAGAAGCGTATACTGCTGTAGTCACAGATTTGTTTTTAAATAATCAGAAGGTTGCTAGATTCTTACCAATGGATACAGCTCCAGGTGCATATAAAGCAGCTAAAGAAGCTTCTAATCTTGTTAACTATATTATATTCAAACAGAATAACGGATGGGAACAATTACAGACATGGTTCAAATCTGCATTACTTTGGAAGAATGGATTAGTTAGATGGGATTATATAGAAGATTATGATTATAGAATAGAAGAATATGATAAGATAGATCAGATAAAGTTAGATGAGTTACTGGCTCAGGACGATGTAGAGATCGTAGGAGAGTTACAGTACGAGAACGAAATAACTGAAGCAGATCCTTTAAATAATGTAGAGGGTCAAGCTAATCTGATGTATGTTGATGTACGTATAAGAAGAAAGATTGATAAGTCTAAAATTAAAATTGAGAACGTTCCACCAGAAAACTTTAGAATCTCAAGAGATGCTAAGTCAATAGAAGAAGCTGTATTCGTAGGAATACAAACTAATATGACTAGATCTGAGATTAGAAAGCAATGGCCAGAAGTTGCAGATAATATTAAAGATTGGGATGAGTTAGGATCTGATGAGCAGTGGCTGGGTAACTCCAGATACTCTGAAGATATAGCTGCCAGGAAATTTGTAACTGGTCAAGAGTACTGGCAAGGTTCTGTATCTCAGGATTTGTTTCCATTAGAAGCGAATAGAGAAGTTACTGTTACTGAATGCTGGTTATCTGTTGATAGAGATGGAGATGGCATAGCAGAGTTAAAGCACTTCATTATTGCTGGAACAACAATACTATGGGAAGAAGATGTAGATATGATTCCTATTGCATCTATATCACCTATAGACATACCGTTTGAATTCTATGGTTTAAGTATTGCAGACTTTACTAGGTCTAGTACTTTAGCCAGTACAGCTATTCTGCGAGGATTCGTTGAGAATACTTATTTGACTAACTATGCACCAAAGTTAGCAGACCCTAATGTGGTAGACTTTAGTGCACTTCAGAATATGAAGCCAAAGCAAATAGTTCCTACCAATGGTAATCCTGCTGCAGCTGTGCAGCCACTACCACCAGAGACTATAAGTACAGGTACGGCACCCCTGCTAGAAC